CACGTCAGGCCGATGCCGACGTTCGGCGTGCCCGGCCTGATCGACCACTTCTAAGGGGAACCAATGACACGCAAAGACCGAGAAATCCTCATGGATCTAATCGAAGCCAGACGAACCGAGGACTGGCAACTAATCATGCACCTCGCATGGGACATTCTCAACGGCGACAAACGCTTCGAGGAGACCGACTAATGGGTGGAATGGGATGGCTCAACCTAATCCCGCAGCTCCCGGATTTCGCAGGCATGGGCCTGAACTGGGCGATGCAAAACAAAGCGAGGGACCAGTATGCGTCACAAGTCAGACATCTACGTCGCAGGGAATATCAGGACATGGTGTTCTCTCTCAAACAAGCCGGGCTCAACCCAGCACTGGCATACGGAGCGAGTCCCGGTCACTCCGGCGCATACCATGCGCAAGTGCCAACCGGCAGCGGGTCCGCCGGAGTCGGGAGTGCAATGGCCGCAAACCGCCAAGCCGCAGTGGCCGAAAAGAAAGCCCCTTCCGAAATAGAACTAACGGGAACGCACTCCCAGAACCTAAAACTGCAACGTGCGGGGATCCTCCAGGAGTTCGACAAGAACAAGGCTTGGGTCGACAACATGCTGCAGAACACCGCAACCGCGAAGGCGCTCCAATCGAAGTACGAGCAGGACGCCATCAGCGGAGGAGCGAGCGCGCGGAAGATCGAAGCCGAGCGCGAAGCCCTGGAAAAGTACGGACCTCCAGGCGCAAGCTTCGAAGGCATGATCCGAGAATGGCTCACGGACAAAGACGGACCCGCAGCCAAGGCGGAAAACATCTTCGAGAGCGGAGCCAAGAAGGTCGAAGAGCGGATGAAAGAGAACCGTAGTTGGGGCATCCACAACTACTTCAACGGCCGAGACTATTTCGGCCGAGACAGGGAATAACATGGACCGATCCGAGCGAATCAAGAACCGAGTCAAAGTCGCGACCACCAACAACGAACGGTCACGAACCAAACAAGAGGGAAGGCGCGACGCGGACGTGAACACGATCGTGAACACGTACAAACGAACCGGCATCTGGGCGAACGTAAACCCGCGACAACCGACGTGGGGAGACGTCTCCCAGAAGCTCGAGCTCGAGGTGGCCCTCGAGCTCGTGAACAAGGCCAACGCGGAGTTCATGACACTGCCCGCACACGTGCGGGCGCTGGCTCAGAACTCGCCGACCAGGCTGCTCGAGATGCTGGCCGACCCGGCCCAAGTCGAGGTCCTGAAGGCGGCCGGCCTTCCCATGAAACCCACCCCCGCTGGGAGTGGGGACACCACCCCGGAGGCCTCAGGCGAAGGGGTTTAGCCGCAATGCCCGTCCTGAGGGGGTGGTGTCAGTCAGACAATTAGACTACAAGAGGGAGCTAATTGTCTGACGTCCGGGGGGGGGCCAAAACGGCCCCCCCCTTTGGACAAAGACCCTTTGGAGAATCGACATGAAGCGATCCAGGATGAGCCGAGGCGCCTCGAAGAAGAACTTCCGAAGCGGCGCCGGGTACAAGGGCAAAAACACGGCCGTACGGCCGCAGAGAGGCGGGTGGCGCCTCTAAGATGGGCTGCAAAGCGCCGATCCAGGCAGCACGCAACGGGGAGGGATCCATCCGGATCCTTCCCCGTTTCGTTTCCGGCGGCAGCCTCCAATCACGACTGGCCCAGGGAGAACGACGACTCGAGTTGCCGTGCAACAAGTGCGCGCAATGCAAAGAGGCCAGGTCGAGAGAGTGGGCGATCCGCCTAACCCACGAAACGTCGATGCATCGACACGACGACGGCAGCCCAAACGGCTGCATGATCACACTCACGTTCAGTAACGAAGGACTCCAGCTCCGAGAGCTGAGAAGAGGGACGCATCCCTCGACCCTCGACGTCCAGGACTGGCAATATTTCGCGAAAAAACTCAGACAGCACATCGTAAGAGAACAACGCAAGGACGAAAAAAAGCGGGGGCTCAAGAAGGCCCCCGCAAAGAAGATCCGATTCTTCCATGTCGGAGAATACGGAGCAGAAAACCTCAGACCCCACTACCACGCACTGCTATTCGGATGGGACTTCAGCGAGGACAGGGTTCTATGCAAAGACGAGAACAACAAGGAATGTTATTTGAGCGAGACGCTGACGCGCCTCTGGGAATACGGAAAGACGGACATCCGGCCAATCGTGCCGGAAACAATCAACTACGTAGCCCGGTATGTGACGAAGAAGCTCAACGGGCCAAAGCTCGACTCATGGCTCGACCGCGTAGACCCGGACACTGGAGAAGTGGTCCGAGTCTCGGCCGAGTTCGCAACAATGAGTCGAAATCCAGGAATCGGAGCGAAGTGGTACGAGACCTTCAAGACCGATGTCTTTCCGGACAACTTCATATTGATGAAGGGACAAAAAAGAGGTGTGCCGAGGTTCTACAAACGAAGACTGAAGGAAGAGGATCCGAACCTCTACGAAGAGGTCACGAAAGTTTCGAGTAAGTCCGCGGCAGGCAAAGTCTGGGACCAGACGCCCGAGCGGAGGCAACTAAAGGAAAGGCTAACAATCAAAAAACAGAAACTATGGGGAAAGCGAAAGCTGGATTGACAGCGGTTCCGACGCTCCAGCATTTCCATGCTGCGAAGGTGAAAAATGAGAGATGAAAACAAACGACTGGAGGAGGCGAGGAGAGCGCTGGCTCGCTCGCTCGCTCGGGGGAGACCCCCCTCGGCGAGCAACGCGAGCCTAGCGCGTGCTCTCCTTCGCCCCCCTCAGACCAGGAAGCGCACAGATAGTAAACGGGAGGACAGAAGCAAAGAACACAGCACGTTAAGAACAGAGACGAAGGACAAAGCAAAAAACAACCAACTGGAAAAAGAAATGAGCAACGAAAACAAGACCAAGATCATCCAGCTCGTGACCCACATCATTACCGCCATCCTGTCCGGCCTCGCCGGCTTCTTCGGAGCAGCACAGTGAACATCTACACGATTCTGGATCTCAAGAGCGGCTACGCCGAACACCTGTACCTGTTCCGAACGGACATGGAGGCGCGGCGAGGATTCGCCGAAATCGCAAACGACCAGGCGACGAAGATCGGGAAGTACCCGGAAGACTTCGCGCTGTTCAAGACCGGGGTATGGGACGGCCTGGCGATGGCAATCACCCCGCTGTCCGCGGTCTGCATCGCCAAGGCAATCGAACTCGTCAACCGAAACACGGAGAACAACTAATGAGCCGCAACACAGCAGGACGACAACTCAACCACACGTTCGCCAACATCCCGCAGGCGAACATCCCGAGGAGCAGCTTCGATAGAAGCTTCAACGTCAAGACGACGATCGACGTGGATTACATCTATCCCGTAGCCGTCGACGAGATGCTCCCGGGAGACACCATCACCTGGCGGCCGACACTCTTCTGTCGGCTCGCGACACCGCTGTATCCGATCATGGACAACGTCTACATGGACGTTCACATGTTCGCGGTGCCGCTCCGCCTGGTGTGGAGCAACTTCCAGAAATTCATGGGAGAACAAGACAACCCGGACGACACGACCGACTACGAAATCCCGCAAGTGGTGAGCGCGACAAACGGGTTCACCTACGGGTCGCTGCCCGACTACATGGGCTACCCGCCCTTGGCCAGCTCGGGCACGACCTCGAGCATGTCCGCGCTCTTCACACGCGGATACAACCTGATCTACAAGGAGTGGTATCGGGATGAAAACTTGATCGACTCACCCGTCGTCGACCTGGACGACGGACCCGATGCGATCAGCGACTACGTCCTCAGAAAGCGGGGAAAGCGCAAGGATTACTTCACTTCAGCGCTCCCGTGGCCTCAGAAGGGGGACGCAGTTTCCCTGCCCCTCGGAGAGACCGCGCCGGTGGACTTCACGCTAGGCGTGGGCAACGGGCAGGGGCCGAGCTTCCAGGAAATCGGCGGCGGCGCCTTCGGCCACCTCTACGCGGAACAAGCCGCACCCGGGAGCGCGGCACAGCCGCTGGTCCGAGTCCAGCAGGACGGAGACAACAACTGGTCAAGCTCCGAAATGAACTGGAAAACGCTGGGCTTCACCGCCACAGCAAACCTGGCGGATGCGACCGCGGCGACCATCAACGCGATCCGCACCGCCTTCCAAATCCAGAGACTCTACGAGCGAGACGCACGCGGCGGCACGCGGTACACGGAGATCATCCGAAGTCACTTCGGCGTGATCAGCCCGGACGCCCGGCTTCAGCGACCGGAATACCTCGGCGGAGGCACCATCCCGGTGAACTTCGCCCAGGTCGCAAGCACCGCCGCGCTCGGGGCGCCGGTCGGTGAGCTCGGCGCCTTCGCAACGGCGATCGGCGCGCCCATGGTGGTTCACAAGTCCTTCACCGAACACTCGATCGTGTACCTCATGGTCAGCGTTCGGGCGGACCTGAACTACCAGCAAGGCGTGCCGAAGATGTTCCTCCGAACCACGAAGCACGACTTCTATTGGCCCGCCCTCAGCCACTTGGGGGAACAGGCGATCGAGTCGCGCGAAATCTACATGGACGGAACGGGCGACCCGGTGGCCGGCACGGGCGACTACTCGGTTTTCGGGTACATCGGCCGCTATGACGAATACCGGTTCAACCGAAACTACATCACCAACAAAATGCGGTCCCAGTACAGCCTAACGCTGGACGCATGGCACCTGGCGGAAGAGTTCGCGACCAGGCCGACCCTCAACCAGACGTTCATCGAAAACGCAACCCCGATGAACCGCGTGCTCGCAGAGTCGACCGAGTTCGACTTTATCGTCGACGGCGCGGTCGGCGTGCGACACGTCAGGCCGATGCCGACGTTCGGCGTGCCCGGCCTGATCGACCACTTCTAAGGGGAACCAATGACACGCAAAGACCGAGAAATCCTCATGGATCTAATCGAAGCCAGACGAACCGAGG